GCTCTTTGCCATCCGCTCTCTTGGTGGCTTGGCGCAACCACTCTAGGGGCTGGAACGCCGACCTAGCCTTAACCTCAACGTCGAACGGGACGTTGGTTATATCTTTTCCAGCTCCACGACCGACACCTGCGCTTCTCCACCAAGTCGAGAGATAGGCTGCAACCACTCGCTCGGTACGCAAGCCTCGGTCTTTTCTGTGTCGTGTCATAAGTGATTTATATCTTCACACTTCTTACACAACCAGACTACTAGCCCATCGCCACGCTGATAATCATTACACATTACATCGTTGTCACAGATCGAGCAGTTAGTCCAGCCAAACGATGACTGGAAGCTGTAAGTATGGCGGCTCATGCTTTACCTGCGCTGTTAATAGTGCCGCACTTGTCACACTTCCACTCGTGCTGTAACGCCCTTTGTTTAATCTGTTGAACTGTTGGCGGGGTATTACATAACTGGCAGATAATGGCAAAGCCTAGTTTCTGTAGATCATGAGCTGCTGCCTGTGCAGCTTGTAATTGCTCATCTGTAGGGAATTGCTCCCACTCGTCATCTTGATTACGGAAGTATAATTTACCCACGTTTGACCTGCTTACCCCACGTGCCATCTGGCTTTATCTCGTACCAGATAGGATCACAAGGCACTTGTCCTCCCGGCATATCTCTGGTGCTGGACTCTGGACATCTCCACATTCCGTATTGCTTACCAGCCTTAGAAGTTCCTGTCTTCCATACACGCGCACCATGGATACAGCTCTCGTCTGTCGGAGTGCCACCAAGGACATCCTTGACCATCGAGACTGCCTGTTCCATAGTCTGAACTGGTGCTGCGAAGCTCTGATTCCATGGATCTGATTCTACAGGCACAGGTACATATTCCTTGGCTGTGTCTGCCATCTTTGCCTTGGTCTCTTGCACGATATTCTGGACTTCGACCTTAGCCTTTACCTTAGACATCTCTTCGCGGCTTGCTCGCTTGCCCTTAGTAGCATAACCCGCATTAGCCAAAGCTCTACCAATAGCAGACGTTTCACAATTCTCCAGCGCAGAGGTCGCATTAACTCCCCTGCCTTGGACTGTTTCTTCTGCAAGCCCAGTTGTCCAAGGTCTTGAATCTGCTTCTGTACGATAGATTTCAGCCAAGACAATAAAGCGATTGGCACTCTGTTCAAGTAACTTAGTATGAATCTGTCCATCTGGGTGATCCTTCCAATACTTCACTAGACGCTCTTCTACTGTCTCGTAATCATCTAAATTAAACATAGAGTTCGTTCTCCTGTGTCTGTAGCATGCCCGCTATGCCGAGGTAGGCACAGGCATCAACTTGGTTGTCCACTTTCGCAGATTCCATGCTTCGTGCGATTTTGACCAATGCCATACAAGTTGCAACTTGATAGTCTGTGATTGGCATTTCGAGGTATGAACTCCATAGTGCTGCGGTTCTCTGCATATTGTCTGATGGATGTCCATAGTGCATACCACGATCTTGTATCGTAGCTCTGGCTTCTGTAAGGAAGTCACCCGCGTTCATCGGCTAACTCGCTCGAGTGACTCGTAGTAGCGGCGAACTGCTCTGCGCCCCTTAACGTAGCCATCGTGGTATCCAGAGTAGCGACCTATAGCAAATGATCCGACTGCTACTGCCAGAATAATTAACTGTAATACTGTCATTGTGAGCCCTTTCTGTAGTTGGTAGTACCAATCTACATGAGGACTATCCGACAACCACCCTTTTTAGATAACGAAATGATAACGATTTGAGAAGGATCTTCGTCCTCAAAGACTGGACTAGCGAACCCTTCCATAGACCTTGCCCTGCACAATGAACGTGCCGTTCTTCTCGATGTTGATTATGTCCACTTGGACGTTAGAACCCTTGACATACATGATGGCAAAGGCTTGCTGCCAATTCGCCGTTCCCTTGGTGTATGAGGCTTGTCTAAAGTCCATGAGGTTACCTACCTCAACTCCATGTAAAACACGCCCTAAACGCCCTCCAGAGGCTTCTGTGAAGGCGCTACGCCCTGCCCTATGGGTATGACCAGAGATGACGTTCTTCCCATGCCTACGAGCCGCTTCTAGGGCTGATAAGCCCCCTAGCTGCTTGATGGGTGTGTGGTCTCCATGGACTGCTATCCAGTTGGGTGCTATCGCCATAGGGTTCTTATGGAAGGTGATGCCTAGTTCATCGAACTTCATGAACTTCTCAAAGCGTAGCTCTGGCAAGGATAGGAATGATGGAATCTTCTTCATGATGATGTTGTATAGGCGGTCTGTGTGGTTAGACCTAATGCAGTCTGTAACGCCCAGTTCCCAGAGCAAGTCCACGCATCGGTCTCGGTCATCGCCAAGAGTCTGCTCATAGGCTAGAGGCGTACCATCCGACCACTTGGAGATGGTCTGGAAGTCAATCTCATCGCCAATGGTGACTGTTTGGTCAGGCTTGAACGTTTGTAAGAACTTGGCAATGTTTCTAGTGACGTGCACATCCTCGAAGGGAACTTGCAAGTCTGAAAGTATTACGATTTTCTTAATCGTCATCCTCATCTTCGTAAGGGATGCGGTCTATCCGATTAGGTAACTCTGGCAGAATCCAATCAGGATAGGCATCACGATCAGTAATGATGGCAAGAGCTATATCCACAGCAAAGCCGCTTCTGCGCAAGGCTTTATACATCTCGTTGATACTGATTGCCCACGCGTCTAGCGCGTTGTAAGTGTCTAGGTCTATGACCTTTTTCTTAGCCATAGGATAAGTGTTACTTACCTAACAACTCAATTATCGTATCGACACGCGCTTCAAGCCGAGAGACTTGATCCTTGATAGATGAGCCGCCGTTAGGCTTTAGCTCTGCAAGGTAATGCTTAATCATGAACTGCGTATAAGCAGCCAAGCCGCCAAGGACTGTAACAATTCCTACAGCCCAAGCTGCGAGGTCTGCCGCGTTCATTTCTTAGGAGTTGCGTATCCGAATACGCCCGCTAGTACAGCCCAAAGGACAGAGCGATAGTCGAGTGCAAAGTTAGATGCACCCCACGCTGCTAGGAAAGCACCTGCTGTCAGGATTGCTGGATTCTTCATGTTCATGCTGTGCCGCCTATCATTGGGATATTAAAGAACGAACCATCTGTATCGCCCTCCTTAGTGAAAGAAATATGGCAATGCTTAGTGTGCGGGTTAATTCCAGAATACTGCCGCCAACGCCACCCCATGCGAGAGGAAGCAATGCGCCCGTTGAAGATGACATAAGAGATTCTCTTATCTCCACGTTTTGCTGCAAGTCGTATCTGATCTGCAAGATATGGCATGAGGTCAGGCTTGGCTTTACCAGATAAATCCCTGTCAATGTCAATGGCTCGGACGATGCCCGCTGAATCAGGATTGTGGTCAGAACGATTAAACGAATGAGCGAGATTGCCGATCCAGCCATCCGAGGTTCTATCGCGGTCTGGGTAACTATCATCGACTTGCAGCCTAAGCTGTTGCCCCGCTTTGCAAAGCAATGGCTTCACAGGCTGCACACTCCCAACGCTTAAAGTCATTCAATAGTAAGTCATCATGTCCACATTCAGGCATAGGTGGAATAAAGGCATCGTCTATTGGATCGTAGGTAAAACCAGCCGCAGCAAAGTTATATCTAATGTTGCTGTTGTAAGAAGTGCGCTTTACTGTGTAAGGCGTTCCTTGTGCATAATATGTTTCAGTATCAAGCCCGTCAATTAACTCTGATTCATCTTTACCAACGATGACTGTGACAACAATGTTATTATCATCTAGATACGCGTAATGTGCCATTATGCCCAACTTACTGTGTCAGAGACACCAGCAGCAGTTACTTTGCTAGTCTTAAATCCACCTGCGCTAGAGGTAGTTTGACTTACGCCACCAGAAAACGTTGCTGTCAAAGTGTCTGGGTACTTGAGAATTACAACACCAGAACCACCTGATCCTGCAACGTTGGATGTATTTTGTGTAGCACCAGAACCACCAGCGCCACCACCGCCACCGCCAAAGTTAGCTGTACCAGAAGTTCCAGAAGCGTTAGCGTTTCCTGCTCCACCTGAACCTGCGTTTGTACCGCCAGCGATTGTTGATCCAATATATGAACCACCACCGCCACCGCCTGAATAAGATTGAGAAGTGCCAGACAATGAAGAAGTCTTTGCGCTACCGCCTGTACCGCCAGCATTTGTTGCATTGCTGCCTACGCCACCAGCGCCACCACCGCCACCGCCACCGCCTGCGCCATTACCGCCGTTAGAACCAAAGCCAGTTGCTCCGCCTGAATTACCTTGAGTCGCAGTTCCGCGAGTGCCTGTATCTGCCGCACCACCGCCTGAACCACCTGAAACTCCGTTTGATGTATCACCTGAACCACCGCCACCGCCACCTAAAGCGGTTGAAGTAGCAAATACAGAATTAGAACCAGCCCCGCCGTTTGTTCCAGAACCTTGATTTGATAATCCTGCTCCACCTGCGCCAACTGTAATTGTGTAGGCAGTTGCCTTGCTCAAAGTTCTCGCGGTTTGTTCTAAGTAACCGCCACCGCCGCCGCCAGCTCCGCCGTTACGCGATGACAGATTCCATCGAGCAGAACCACCGCCACCGCCACCAGCAATTACCAATAAATCAATATCAAAAGTGACAACTGGTGGAGTTGGTATTCCATGAACGGCTGCTACTTGATTAAGCAATTGCGCCCACCACGTACCAAGTGTCTGTCGCTGTCTTGATGCAGACCGCGCTCTTGTACTGTGCAAGGGTTGGAGAAGCTGCTGTTGCCCCAGCAGAAAGAATTGTGGTTGTGCCTGATGTGACTGCGCTGATTGTGCAGACTCCCACCCCGATATTGAGGACTGTAATGGCTGTGCCTACTGGGAAGGCTACGCTGGCATTGGTAGGAATCTTGAAGGCAATGGCTGTTGCCTTGTTCATAATCTCAAGGGCTTGGTACTGATCCGCTAGGACTGCTGTGTAGTCCGCTGTCTGCGCTGCGCCAATCGTAAAGGTTGGAAGGCTGTTATAGGTAGCCGCTGTTAATACGTCTCCTGTTGTGACTGGAAAGGTTGCCATGTTGCTCCTAATAACTCAATGTAGATTGTCCGATTATACCGTATGTACTGCTTCCAACTATGAAACCATCTAAAATTGGCTCAAGCGTGGTGATTGCTACTTGCATTTTATTAGCTGTTATATCCCAAGCGAAGCCCTGCGCCTGTAATGTCTTGGTGATAGTCGAGCCTGACTCTGTGACGTTTGTGATGTCTAGGTTGTCAAAGTAGTCAAGCCCAATGAGGGTGTCCGTTGGTACTGCTGGGTCTAGTAAATCCACCAACATCTCGTCAATACGGATCGTAGTTTCCTTGCGGGTATTGACGTAGTTCTGGGCTGCGCCTAATACCTGCGCATCTGTCTCGGCAATGAGGTTCTCTTGGTTTAAGCCATGAGGGAAGTACTTGTCAATCGAGTCTTGGCTGAATACATTCTGAACTGTGCCGCCTGTGCGGGTGAATCGGACATCGTTAATAATGAGCTTGTCATCAAACGCATATTTTACATTGCGGTACGGGATGCCTGTGGTCTGGTTAAAGGCTGTGGCTGTATCGCCAAGGCTAGATGTGACCTCGCTGCGAGACTTGTACACAGCAGTTCCATCTGGGCTCATGTAGAACGCTCCGAGCCCTTCAGAGAACTCTGCGTTCTTAATAGCATCGAGGGTTGTGCGTACTGTGCCTGTGTCTGCAATACAGGTGGCATCCCCTGTAGCGATAGATCGCATGGAGTTAGGGAACTGAACATCATCCAGAATCTTGTTAATGCGTGTGCCTGTGGTCTGACCTGCTGGTGTATCGGCTACTGTGGCGATATTAGACATCTGTAAGAGGCGGAAGCCATCGGTACAGAGAATGTCCACATAGGCTGTCTCCTGCCCTACAGGGAAGGTATAGCGGTAGTCATTTACATAGCCAGAGAATAGGAAGTGGTCTGCTGTAGCTGTGGTGGCAGAGATGCGCACCTTGCGTAGAGGCACAAGATAGCCAAAGTAAGGTGAGTCTGGGTTCTGTGGGTTGAAGTAACCTAGAGGGTCTAGCACTCGCACAATGGCTGTGCCAGCATCGTAGGTGTCTTTCAAGATATTACGTCCACGCCTAATTGAGATGCTATAGACGTTGGGAGTTAGATCAACTGTAGGAATAATTACATCAGATGAACCGAATGAATTAACACCGATAACGCCGTTATCAGGTGAGCCAATGACGAAGCCTGTACCAAAGGTAGCACCAGAGCTAAAGTCAAAGGTAACGGCTATCTGTGCAGGTAATGTCATCCCGCAAAGCCACCAGTTCTGCGGTTGATATAGGCAGAATCTCCAGTAGATAGTGATTGGTTCTGTAAGCCCTTAGCAATAGCATTGGTTACATCGCCTTCGCCTGTAATCTTTAACTCAACTACTACGTTATTAGCATTAGGGTTGTAGTTAAGACCTGTGCGTGTGTTGTAGGTAATCATGCCGTCTGATGGATTAGTAGGCACATTGGTCGCTGGTACTGGCGCTGGCGCAGCGTTTAGGCTTGGGGCAGCTTGTCCGAATGGAGTGCCAACTGAAATAGCGGCTGCTTTGCCAGCCAAGTAACTTAGATAAGCATCGAGGTACTCGAAAGGGTTACGAGCATTAGGTAGGGCAGCAAGGAATCTGGAAAGGTTGCCTGTGGAATCTTGAGCCATAAGAATCTGGTCTGTGAGTTTCTTTGCTAAATCAGCATTGCCGTTAAGCAAAGCCAGTTGAGCCTGTAAGCGAACTTCTTCTTCTTTTGTAACCTGACCCTTAAGAGCTGCGACTATCTGAATCTGCTCTAAATCAAAGACTGTGCCGGACTTCTTAAGTGAGGCTTGCTTCTTTTGCTCGGCTGTAAGTGCTTTCGTAGATGCAACCTGCTTTTTAGTGAGGGCTGCGACTTCCTTGGCTCGCTTAACTGCGGCTGCTTCTGCTTCGCGCTGCTGGCGTAGTCGGACTGCTGTACCTGCTGGAGAAGCTGAACGATTAGTAGATGACGCACCGGCCCCACCCATGCCAGTACCTAGCGGATCCATAAGGAAATTGGTGTAGCCCTGACGGAACTTATTGACCAAGCCGATTGCTGTGCCTAGCACAAGCGTTACGCCGTTTACAGCCTTAGCAATGTTGTCGATTGCCTTGGCAGCATCTTTGGCTTCTGTGCCGCCGCCAATTCGGGCAAAGGCATCAACCAAGCCTTTACCAATTGTCTCTTTGGCGTTCTCTGATGCAAGCGCCAGAGTGTCCATCTTAAATGATGTAGTGGTGAGGTAGTCCTGTGCGGCTCCTGCTGACTTTGCCAGCATGATGCCTAGAATCTCATTAAAGCCCTTGGTCTGTAGTTCTGCTCTTGTAAGTCCTGTGTTGTACTTGATAAGCCCACGAGTAATACCGACATAGCCTTTGCCAAGGTCATTGGTGACTGTGGCTAAATCTACGCCTGATGCGCGGCTAATCTGGATAGCATTATTAAGCAGCTCTTGAGACTTGGTTAGTGATCCAGTTGTGTTAAGCAAAGATTGAAAGGCTGGACGGAGAACGTCATCTGAAATTGCTGCCGTTTCTTCTAGCCTAGATATAAAGTCAGCAACTTGCACCTTGGAGAATGAAAGCCCAAGGTTATCAACTGCTGTGGCTAGTCTACGAGCTGCTGCTTCATCTTCTGAGAACGCTTTGACTGCTGCCTTGCCATAGGCAACTAGAGCAGTTGTGCTGAGGGCTAGCCCAAGATTTCTAATAGTCTTGTTAAGTTTAGCTGCGGCTGTTTCAGCCTTCTTAAAGCCACGAGTGTCAGCCTTAGAGCCAATCTTAATCTCTTCATAGATTGTTGCCATTATGCTGCCTTCCCAATGCCTTCTTTAGCACGAACCCTAAATTGTGTAATGGCTGTGTCAATAGCCTTATTGACTGCGCCTTCTGCCTTGCCTTTGTTATTAGCCCAAGCGCGGTAAATCAAGCGCCCACGCCCTTTAAGGCTGCCTGTTAGTGGTGGAAGATTAGCGATGAATTGCTGACCTGCCTTGGGATTGACTGACTTGCTAAATCTGTTGCTAGAACTACCAGCCTTAGGACCGACCCAAGGCTGTCCATTAGGGTTAGCGCGACCAGCACCTTCGTAAATAGAACCTACGCGGCTGTTGTTCTGGACGCTTGCCATAGAGCTAAAGCCATCTTTGTTTATCTTGCTGGGAGTAGCTGAATAACGAATACCAGCCTTTATGACTCCAGCATTGTAGGTAGGGAACTTGCCTTCGCTAAATGAGCGACCAGCCCAGCCTGACATAGGAGATACGGCTGGAACGAATCCTTTAGCATCCCTAACTACTGGGCGTAAAGCGTTGCCAATTTCTGTGCGCAAGGCTTTTTCTAGGTCAGGGGTAAAGCGGCGCATTGCTTTGCGTAAATCAGCGTTTCCGCGTATTTCTATTCGCATCGCTTCGCTCCTTTGCTATGTCCTTTAATACCTGTACATGAGCCTTGAAAGCCATCGGAGAAAGTTCCACGATGGTGTTGAACGGAACTCCATACTCGTAACTTAATCTAGCCGCGAGATAGGTGAGGGAGTTCCGATCTAACCTAAAGGGTCAGATTCTAAGACCTCAACTGACTTGAGAGTCTCGAGAAACTGTTCCCCAAAGGGTTTGACTGTTTCACCCGAACGTCTAATTGCTTCCCAGCACAGCCAGTACACGTCTGACTGCTTCTGATCTTCAATTAAGGCTTTGTGAAAGCCCTTCTTGGCGTAGTTCTCAAAGCTGTACTCCAAGAGTGGAGTTATCTCGAACTCCTGCACTTGTCCGTCAGCCCTTGTTACTTTGAGTTTTGCCATAGCCCTTTTCTCCTTTTACGCTGTTGTTACTGCGATTGTACCTGATACGTTCCAAGTTACGGATTGTGTTGAAAGGTCTCCAACTGCTCCGTTAATTGGTGTGGTGTTATTAACTAGGCAGGTCATTGTGTAAAGCGGATTAGATGCAGATGTGGCTGCGTTGGTCTGCTTTACTGTGACTGTTACATTGTTACCCCAGACTGAAGATGAGTTCAATGTCTGAAGTGTTTTTGCTGATTCTGCATCGTTAAAGAAATCAATAGTAATGGAAGATGCTTCCAAACCTTTTGTAAATCGATGGCCAGAATCCCCCATAGCTGTGATTTCTAGCTCATCGAATGAGCGGTTAATTGTTACTGATGAAACTAGTGATGAGAGGTCTACCGCGTTTACAGTAAGAACCACTCCGTTGCTTAGATATACTGCCACGATTTATTCCTCTTCTTTCTTGGCTGTTGGCTTTGTTTCTGGCTTAGAAGCAACCTGACCGATTTTAATCAGGAAGGCTTCGTTCTCTTTTTCCCATTGTGCTAAATCGGTCATGATTTAACTCCATTCCGTTAAGGTGCTAATTGCAATGTCGCAAGTTAGCAAGTCTCCTGTTGGCAGGTTTAGAACCTTTGGGCTGCTTACGCTACCCACGTTGAACACGATAGATGAGGCTTCCAAGAGCTGAAAGACCCGCACTACATCGTCTTCAATACCTGCAAGGTTTCCTTGATTGTCTAGCAATGGCACAAGGATAGTAATTAAAAAATTGGCTAGCGGTGCGACAGATGTGCGGTCATTGTTGGTAGGCACTAGATATGGATCGGCAGGGCTGACGATAACGCTGTTAGCAATAGGGGTTGCTGGCGGGTAAGAGAATACGCTCCACTTTGTATTGTCTGTAAGAGCTGTGGCGATTGAACCGCGCAGGGTTGTAATTGCTAATGGCATCAGCCCACCATTGAGTTAGGCGAGATGTATGGCGCGATAAGTCCACGAATGCGTGCCATGAGCTGATTAGACATTGTGTAAGGGCTTGGTGCGTATCCGTCAATGGATACCGCCTGTCCAGTTGGTGCCTGCCTTGCCTGCCAAATTGCCACGCTAATCATCAGGCTTGCTTCCTGAATTGCTGGGACTGTTGCAGGATCAAGAGAAGTTGCACCAGCTACTGAACCATAAGGGTTAACAAAGTGCTTTGGCTGAACTACGCCATTGTTAATGTTGTAAGTTATTGAGTATTCGCCTACGGCTGTGATTGTATGGCTGCCGTTAAGGTGCGCTTCATTGCCAGATACGACAATGGTCTGTCCAATATAGAAAGTGTCTCTAATGTCGTAATCGAAATAAAGAGTTGCTGTTGTGGCTGTTGATTCATGTGCCACGTTGTAGGTTGTGTTATTCCAGATAAAAGGAAGCAGCACGTTATCACTAGCATCGCAGACGGATTGGAGAACGCTGTCCGCGTACAAAGTCCCAATACCAAGTGCTGTGCGAAGCTCTGCAACTGTGGTGAGTGCCATGATTTCCTTTCTAAAGACTAGGGGGACTGCAAGGGCTCTGGCAGCCCCCCTAGCGACTTAGGGCAGGCTGTTATGCCTGATAGTTGTAGCGGTAAACTCCGCCACCATCTTTAGCAACGTAAATTGCTAGGTATCCGTAAAGGTTGATTTCAACCTCACCAGATGTAAGAACGTTTACGCGAAGCTGGGTTGTTGGTGACTCCCATGTGTAAACAGATGAAGGTGCGATAAGGAACATTGAGTCATCGCCTGTTCCTGTTGTGATGTTGTGATCCACAATAAGGTTTGTACCAAGTACGTCACCGACAACTGAAGTTGGGCGAGCTGAACCTGATGTGTTCATTGGTGATGCTGCGTTGTAAAGCGCACGACCTGTGGTGTCAGCATAAGACATAATCTGACCCCATTGTGAAGGTGATGCCACGAGTGCAGAAGCGTAATCTCCACCTGTGTTGCCGTAAATCTTTGCAGCGTTTACAGAGATGAATGACTGGAGAGCTGCTGCTGATAGTGCGCGACCATCATCTTGCTTTCCGTTTGTTGTCAAAGCAGCGATAAGAGCAGCGTCTGTTGCCTTCTCATATGCCTTGCGGAGTTCTGCCATTACGAGTTCCATGAACGCAGGGGAAGAACGATCAATAAGTTCGAATGAAATGCGCTGGAGACCAGAGAACTTGTTGATAGTTACTGTGTCATAAGCAGAAGTCATGCCTGTTTCTGATGGTGCTGCACCTTCGTTGGTGTCTGCAACTGTTGGTGCTGTGTTAGGTGAAACAGATGCGTTGGTGTACATACGTGGGACTGTAAATGAAAGTCCTGAATCAACCAATGCACCGCGGGTTGCAGCGTTAAATGCTGGGCGACCTGTGAATGTATCGGTGATGAATGTGTTGAGGTGCTGTGGGAGTGTAAGTCCTGTGTTGGTTGTGCTGGAATCATCCGCACTTCTTACAATGCGGCGTGCTTCATCGTCTCCGAGTGCTGCCTTGATGTTTGCTTCGAGGTATTGCGCCGATGTAATTGGTGCAACGCGCTCTTTGACGTAGTGTGATGCTGCAACTGTTGGGCGAGCCGCTTCTTCTGCCGCTGCTTCAACTGCTGGAGCTTCTACCTGTGTGGTATCTTCCACGACTGGCTCGCTTTCTGTTGGTTTGGTTTCTTCAGCAGGGACTACTTCCTCTGCTGCGATCTCTAATACTTGAGCAGACTTAAAGGCTGGCTCGGTTACTAGAGAAACTTCTTTGAGTTTTGCTGCTGTGACTACTGTGTGTCCGTCGCGTGATGGTGCTGATGCAATAATCTCTGCGCCGATTGACAAGCCAGAGACAAGTCCTTCTTGCGCCATAACGAGAGCATCGTTGCCACCTGTAGAGCGTGACAACTTAAATGTGGCGTAAATGCCGTCTGGTCGTACTGTGGCTGTAACCATGCGACCAACTGGCTTTTTCATGTCGTGCTGGCTAAGCAGCTTAATCTTTGATGGATCTTCAATGTCGATAGAACCAGCCTCGAATACGACTCCACCGAGATTGGTGTTGCCGACTTCGCCTGTACCCATTGGCACAATCTTGCCGCTGATTTCTCTGCGTTCTTCGCTGCACTCGATTGAGGCTGCTTCGATATATAGCATTTCCATTAACTTAGTCCTTCGCTTCCGTTAGGAGTTAAATCTGTCATTTCCATAGCCTGTTCTGGAGTTACCATGCCAAGAGCAAGCAACTTCTCCAAGACCTGTAGCTCTACAAGTGGGTCGTTCTTTAGGAATGTGTCAAAGACTGCAAAGCGAACTTCATGCCCTGATGTTGAAATGTCATCCATGGATAAACGTGCCTGAACTGCCTGTACATAAGGCTCGATGCTTAGCGCGAAGAACTGCTTGCGCTCATCCTGCACGTTGGCATAAGTCATCGTTGTGTTCTGATCTGCTGACAAGTAATACGCAGGGACATTCATGGCGCGAGCAATTTCAGTTGAAAGGTTCTGAATCGCCTCGTTATACATCATGTCTTTTGGTGAGAACTGTGTGGACTGGAACTCTAGGGTGCTAGTGAGATAGGCAGTAGAGTTATTTTGGCGGCTACGCTTCCACGCAGCTAGCAACCCAGAGACTTCATTTGGTGGTAGGTCTGCGCCTGTGTTCTTCAAGATGCCGCTAGACATTGGGGTTGCAGATGCAATAGCCGCAGCTTTGTTGATGTCAATCGCTGACTGGATAGTGCGACCAGCGCGTTCTAATACGCCCTCATCAAATCCTTGAATAGTAACAATATCGTTCATGCTGATTGGTGCAGCATCAACGTAATACTGGGTGACGTAGATGCCTTCTAAGTCAGTTGTAAAGGTAACGCGTGAGTTAGCAATCCATTCGAACTGTGATGGTCTTCCATCTTCTGCATAACGCTCGGTTACTCGCAAGTAAGATACGCCGTAGAATAAAAGGCTATCTACAATCCATGTAAGGGTAACAAATGAAGGCTGGTTGCCTGAAAGTTGGTTGATCCATTTAGGTGCAGCGATTACTTCGCCTGTCTTCTTGCTGTAATACTCAAGTGGGATAGATGCAACTGTGCCGCAGATGAGATTGCGGGCTCTTGCCACGCTAGGGACTGACATCGCATCCTTGCGAGACACGCGAAGGGTTAGAGCGTTGTAAAGTGATGGAAGGTTCTCACCCATTACTTGAGGAGCTGCTTGCGCCTCTAAGATTTGCGGCTTACGCGAAAAGATGCCCATAGGAGTGTAATTATACACTACATATAGTTTATTCTGTGTATATAGCCGCTACCTGTTGTGGTTTGTAAAGCATATGTACAACCATCGCGGTTGCAATCGCACCAGAGACATCGCCCGCGCTCTTGCGCTTTACGATGCGCCAAGCAGAGTCATTGACCTTAGCTGCACAGTTATTCATCTGCTGAATCCAGTTACTTTGCCCTGCATGGACAAGCCGCTTTGAGTTCAGAGCATCGTTTAGATCACCGCAAGCCTGATAGAAGGAAGCACCGCTGATGTCTTGAGTTATCTGCCCAGCGTTTGAGAGCTTGTCGGCAATCGACTGGGCTGTGTACTTGTCATAGCAGATCTGCCTAGGTCTATAGAGGTCGGCGTGTGCCTTTATATCGACTGCAATCTTTAGATCATCGACTGCTACTTGTGACTCCCACGTCTGTAGGATTCCAATTCCAATACGACCATCTGGGAGTATTTGTCCAGCAACCAGAGACGCATTTCTACGAGACGGACTGACATCAAATGCAAAGACAGTATAGCCGCCCACCGGAATCGTGAGTGTTGAGTCGCTCGTCTCTTCAAGTATCCCATGAGCCCACGGACTAGCCAGAGAGTCAATCCACTGACAAAGTAGCTCCGTTCTAGTGTTTTCAATAGGGCTAGTCGCAACAGCTTCTTCAAGTGCTTCCTCGCTTATCGTATAGCCGAGTGCTGGGTTGGCTTGAGCCCATCCTTGGCGGTCTGTGATCTTGCAATACTGCGGTGCGCTGTACTCGTAAAAGCCAAAGCACTTAGGCGGGTTCTCTAGGGCTCTTTCTCTCATGCCGTTGAGGACTACAGAGAAAGCATCTCCTGCATTTGATGTAAGCAGCGTTTGAGAGTTTGGGCGCGCTCTAGTTGTTGGGATAGCGGCTCGAAAGCCCTCTTCGTTGATTTCTCGGAGCTCGTCAATAAAGAGAAAGTCCGCAGTTCTTCCGCGAGAGCCGTCTCTAGTAGCCGCGACAACATCCAACCTTCTTCCATCCAGCATTTCAATAGATTCAGTTCCGTTGGCATAGCGGATTTGCTTGACGAAGCCTTTGAGGTGGTCATTGTTCTCCAATACTTGAGCTACTTGTCTAAAGGTGTCCAGAGCCATGCTTCGATTAGAAGACATGATTAGAACATTGCGTGAGTCCCACTTGATGAGGTGGGCAAGGATGAGCATACGCGCTAGATGGGTTTTGCCGTTCTGTCTAGCGATAAGTAGCAGGTTTGTCTTACGAATCCAGTTGCCTTTGCTATCTACTGTCAGCATATCTTTCAGCACGTGTTCCTGCCATGGCAATAAGGGCATAC